AGAGTTCGGCGTCAGTGACGAGCCACAGGAAGAGGAAGAAGAAGCTCCGGTAGAAGGCGAGCCCACAGAGGCCCCCGAAGGAACCGATGACGAACCGGAAATCGAAGAGGAAGCCGACGATCTTCCTCCCATCGACCCGCCGGTATCGTGGGACGCAGAAGCCAAGGAAGAGTTCGCAAAGCTCCCGCGCGAGGCACAAGAGATTGTCGCCAAGCGCGAGGCGCAGCGTGAGCGCTTTGTCCAGCAGAAGTCCCAGGAAGCAACCCGCGCAAAGAGCGAGGCCGAACAGGCTGCGGTACGGCAACTAGCCGAGATCGAACGCTCCTATGCCGAGCACTACAGGGCGGTCGCGGAAGCGATTGTCCCCAAGCGCCCGGATGCAGCGCTGCTTGCGACCAACCCCTACGAATATGCGGCGCAGCAGCAGAAGTATGACGAGGCCATTGCCCAGCGCGAACAGGCGCAGCAAGCGGCCCAGCAATACGCTCAGCAGGCGCAGCAGCGAGAGGCGTATGCCGAACAGCAGCGCCATGCGGAAGAACACCGCGCCATCGTCGAACATTTCCCGGAATATCTCGATCCTACGACCGGGCCAAAGCTCCGCGCAGAGCTGTCGGCGGTCGCCAAGGAATTGGGTTATCCCGACGAGCTGATCGGACAAGCCCGAGCCCAGGACATCCTCGCGATGCGCAAGGTCGCGGAACTGAAGGCGAAAGCCGACAAGTACGACGCCTTGCAGTCGAAGAAGATGGAGAAGGTTCGCGCCGCCAAGGGACTGCCGAAGGTAGCCACCCCGGGCGTTGCTCAGAATCCCGACCAGCACCGCGCGAGAAGCGCACAAGCCGCACTCGATACTGCGCTCAACTCCAGGAACAGGGATGTTCAGGGGGCAGCGTTTTATCAGTTCCTCGAAAAAACAGGGCAAATCTAGCCCCAACCACAAGAGACAGAAGAAATGTCCGTACCCTCAAATACGATTCAGGCAGTCGCCCGCGTCGGCGTCCGCGAGGACTTGTCCGACACCATCGGCGCACTGTTCCCGGACGATTGCCCGTTCCAGAAGGCGATCGGCTCGGAAAACGCCTCTCAGGTCTATCACGAGTGGCAGACCGACAAGCTGACTGCCGCTTCGGCGCAGAACAAGCACATTCAGGGCGACGACCTCACCAACGATTCTCGCGCGAACACTGTCCGCCAGGGCAACTACACGCAGATCATGACCAAGGTTGTCGGCTCCTCGACCACGATGGAGGCGAGCCGCACTGCCGGCCGCGCTTCCGAGCTGGGCCGCGAACTCATGAAGGCTGGGCGCGAGCTCAAGACCGACGCCGAGCTTCGCTTCACGGCCAACCTCGCTGCGGTTGCTCCGGCTTCCGGCACGGCGGGTGAAACGGCGGGCGCTCTCGCGTTCATCGTCACTCACTCGTACAAGGGCTCGACCGGCACCGACCCGACCTATTCGGGCGGCACCACGTCGGGTTATCCCAACGCGGCGGCGGGCAACGGCACTCAGCGTACCTATACGGAATCGCTGCTCAAGACCGCGCTTGCCGACTGCTGGGTGTCCGGTGGCAACCCGAAAATGGTTATCACCGACATGGGCCACAAGCAGATTGCAGCCGGATTCTCCGGCCTTGCGACTGCTCGTCGCGAGTCGGGCGACAAGGTGCTGACGATCGTCGCCGGTGCCGACATTTACGTGTCGGACGCGGGCAACGTGCAGTTCGTGCCTTCGCGCTTCTGCTCGAGCCGTGACGCGCTGGTGATCGACCCCGAGTATTGGGCAGTCGCCACGCTCGACAGCCTGAAGGTGTTCGACCTTGCAACGACCGGTCTCGCGACCCGCAAGGCGATGCGTCAGGAAGTTGCTTTGGTGTCGCGCAACGAGGCCGCTTCGGCCGCCATTCGCGACCTTACGTAGTGAATGGGTGGGGCGGGGGTTTTGGCCTCCGCCTCGCCAACCTCCTTTTGAACGCGGTCGGCAAATCGCTGGACCGCAAGAACATCCTCGGTGGTCATCTCGTCACGAAGCCAGCCAAGCAGCATGCGGATGTGCATGTAGATTGGCATCTCAGACATGCCGCTTGAGCTAGCACGAAAGGCCCTCAATGTCCAATTGGGAGCTTATCGACAGCAACCCCCACACGGGGCTGAAGAAATACCTCGGCGACAACCCCGATGACCCGGATGGGCTGCTCGTCAAATACGAAGTCGATCCGCGCGTTCGGCGCAAGATGCTCGACCAAAACCATGTCGCGCGGGAGCACATCAACACGGGCAAGATGGGCGATATGGCCCACGCAGCGCACATCGACGTGCTCACCATGTACGAATGGAAGGTCAAATACGGGATCGATGCGTGGAATTACACGACCGATCCGGAAACACGCCGCAAGGTCAACCAGCTTTTGAACGGCGAATACCGCAACCTCAAGGTTCGACACATCATCATCTGAAAGGCCAATAAATGGCTCATGCTAATGCGCTGAAGGACACTAACCTCGGCACGATTGCAACGCTCACCGCAGCGGGCTCGGGAAGCGTCACCGGAGGCGATCTAGACTGGCAGCAGCATCGCGGCATCCAGGTGTTCGTGAACGTCACCGCTATCAGCGGAACGTCCCCGACGCTCACCGTCTCGATCAAGGGCAAGTCGCCCGTTGGGGTCGATTACACCATCCTGACCTCGGCTGCGATCACCGCGACCGGACAGACGGTGCTTACGGTCTATCCGTCGATTCCCGCCTCGGCCAACGTCACCGCGCAGGCGACCATCCCGATCACTGGCCACGTCGATTACACGATTGGCGGAACAGGACCGTCAGTCACCGCAACCATTAGCGCCGTCCTGCTCTACTGATGGGCATTTCGCTCAACGTATCGCTTCCGGGCGCAATCCCGGACCTCGATGCGCTCAAAACCGCAGTCAACGACTGGCTGGACCGGGACGACCTTGCCGACAAGGTTCCGACCTTCATCCAGATGGCGGAAGCGATGTTCAACCGCGAACTCCGCTGTCCGCAGATGGAGAACACGGTCACAGGCCTGACGAGCGGCGAGGATTCGACCCTCCCGGACGACTATCTCGCCATGCGCGCGATTTACGAGGAGGGTTCGCCGGATCGTCCGCTGAAGGGCACATCGCCAACGACCGAGCGCTTTATTTCGGACGGAACGACCGGAACCCCGACGCACTATGCGCTGGTTTCTGGGGGTATCAGGCTCATCCCGCCGCCCGACAGTCCGATCCTCCTGAGCATGGACTATTTCGCGCGCATCGAGCCGCTGAGCGTCGATGTCCGCACCAACTGGCTGCTCGAGCAGCACCCCGACGCCTACCTTTACGGAACGCTCTACAACGCGGAAATCTATCTCGACAACGCAACCCGCGCCCAGCAGTGGAAGGGGCTGGTTGACGAGGTAATCGACCGCATCAACCGGACCTCGCGGAACGACCGTTATGGGGCTGGCCCGCTGGTTCCCAACGGCGCTGTCCAGGTGTGGGGCTCTAGGTGCTGAAGGAAGTCGAGTTCGGGGAGTTCACCCCGGATCTTGCATCTTCACACAGCCCTCACCTCACCAAGGCCGAGAACGTGCGCCCGATTGCCAACGGCTATGCCCCGATTGGTTCGTTCCTGTCGGTAGCAGGTGATCTTGGGGCGGCATTCGTTGGCGGCGGCTCGTTCATCGGATCGGACGGCAATTCAACGCTTCTCGCAGCGACTTCGGCCAAGCTTCGGAAATACAGCGGCTCGTGGTCGGATATTTCGACTATAGCAACGACCCAGCGGTGGCATTTCGCGCAGTTCGGCGACAATATCATCTATGCCAACGGGGGACAGCTCGGCTCCTACGGGCTGATTACCGGAACCGCCGCTAACATCGCCTCGGCCCCATCCAACGCAATCGATGTCGCGACGGTCAAGGATGTCGTGATGTGCCTGACTGCGGATTCGCAGGTCAAGTGGTCGGACATCAACGACAGCTCCAACTGGACTACGGGACAGGCGGATAATCAGCCGCTTCTCGACGGCGGTTCGGGCGTCCGGATCGTTGGCGGCGAATATGGGATTGTCCTCCAGAAGAGCGCAATCCGGAGGGTCAGTTATACCGGCGTTCAGGATATCTGGTTTCAGTTCGACGTAATCTCCCCGGCGATCGGCTGCATGGCCGCCGGGTCCGTGTGCAATGTCGGCCCGCTGATTTTCTTCCTGTCTGAACGCGGGTTCGAGATGTGCGACGGCGAAACGGTTGTCCCCATTGCCGACGAAAAGATCAATCGCTGGTTCTTCGGCACGTTTTCGAGGGCCGACATCGCCAATATCTGGTCCGCAGCCGACCCGAGGAGGAACGAAGTCCTGTGGGCAATGCCGGGAAACCCCGGACTGATCCTGCTCTACAATTACGTTCTCAAGCGCTGGTCATACCTTTCGCTTTCGGTTTCGGCGCTGTTCAACGGCCTGACCTCCGGCACGTCGATTGACGCACTGGACGCGATTTACCCGAGCGGCATCGATTCCATCCCGCTGAGCCTTGATGACCCGTCATTCTCGGGCGGCAACCCGCTCCTGTTGCTGGTGGACGCATCGAACATCGTCGGAGCACTTTCGGGAACGGCGCTTCAGGCGACGATCGGGCAAAAGAACGTCGAGCTGACGCCGGGAAGAAGGTCGCGGCTCAGGGCTGTGAGGCCGGTTACGGACGCGCTTTCGGCAAGTGCGTCGGTCAACTTCAAGATGCGCGCCGGAGACGCGGAAAGCATCATCGCCACGTCGGAAATGCGAACCAACGGCAAGATGCCGCTGCGGGCCAACGGGCGCTATTTCGACCCCGCATTCACCATCCCGGCTGGGCAAGCGTGGAGCTATTTCCAGGGCGCGGAATACGAGTTCGAGGCGGGTGACGGGCGATGAGGTATCCGAGCCTCTCGCTCCAGCCTTCGCCTCGGGAAGTCAGTCAGGCGGTCAACCACCTCCTGAACTTCGATTACACCAAGCTGAAGAACGCGGCCAATGACGCGGCTGCGGCGACTGCCGGGGTTCCCGTAGGCGAACTCTACCGCAACGGCTCGGTCCTGATGGTGCGTATCGCTTGATAATCGGAGCGGTCGCCAATCCTCGCCAGTGGGATCGGTGGCCTGAAGCGGAAGAATTGCTCGAGCCCGCGCGGGCAAGGGGCGGCTTTCCCTCGGCCCTCGATGACGACGAAGTGCTGTTCGCGGTGCTCGATGGGAACGACCTTCTAGCGGTCGCCACGGCATGGCTGAGCACTGACGGGTTCGTTGAGGTGAAGCTGATCGGCGGACGGGATCACCGCCGCTGGATAGCCGAATTGGACAAAATCATTGGGGCGGCGGCGTCGGAAGCGGGAGCTACGCGCATGGTCGCGATCGGGCGGAGGGGCTGGCTGAAAAGCATAGCCCCTCTTGGGTGGGCGCAATGTCAGCCGGTTGAGGATCACTGGCTGTTCGAGAGGATCTTATAGGTGGGCAAAAAAAGTACCAAGACCAAGAGCACGTCAACGCCTTGGGGGCCAGCGCAGCCGTATCTCCTCGGCGCCGCGCAGACGATGACCAACACGGTCAATCAGAACCAGCCCAATCTCCAGAATTTGGACAGCAACCTGGTCGGCCAACTCCCCGCGCTTGGGAGCATGGCGATGGGGCCGCAGCCCGGTGTTGCCGACGCAACGAATTACCTGACGGACACCCTCAACGGCAAATACCTGAACAGCAATCCCTACGTCCAGCAGCAAGCTGCGTTGGCCGGAAACGATGCGGCAAACCATGTCAACGCGACGTTCTCTGCCGCCGGGCGCACGGGAAGCGGCGATCACGCCTACAGCCTTGGAAAAGGCATTACAGCCGCCGAGCTTCCGATCCTCTCCCAAGAATATCAGAACGAGCGCAGCCTTCAGAACAACGCCGCCGGCCTGCTTCCCGGAATCGATGCGGCGCGATATGCCGGCGTGTCGCCATATCTCGCGGCCACTCAGGAAGCAGGACAGCTCCCCTACTACGGCGTCGGCAGCCTGAGCGGTCTCGGCAATTTGTTCGGAGGCTACGGGACGCAAACGCAGACGCAGCCCGGAGGATGGATGGGCGGCCTCTTGGGCGCGGCCTCCAACATGTTCTCCTTCTCACCGATCAAGCTTTAGGACATGGCGATGTTCGGATCAGCCCCAAATCTCGGGCCGATGATGCTTCAAGCGCCTCCGGGTCTCCAGCAGGGCG